CTGATTCATTTGCCCCGGAACACCAAAACTATATTGATAAGGATTATTATATAATGCCATCTCGTACACCTCCTATGACTTATTCTATGACTTATTCTATGACTTTCTATAGCTATATTTTTGCATAGATATATCAATCTAAAAAGTTCAGAAAAGTGTCAAAAAAGTATTGACTTATCACCCGTTGGGTGGTATTATAATATCAGAAAGAGGAACAAGAAAACTAAGGAGGAAAAAGGACATGTGCAAAGAATTACCGGAATTGATTGGAAGCCCAAAACAGATTGCCTGGGCTGAGGATATCCGTAAGAAAATGATCGAGTATGGAAACAGTCTTGTTGAATATCACAGAGTTAATAGCCGTGTCAAAAGATTAGAAAGAGTAAAAGAAACCGTAAATATTTTATTCACCATTACAGAAGCAAGCTGGTTTATTAATAATCGTGAATATGCTCTAAAACCAAGAAATCCACAGGCAAAATGGGTTGAAATACTCTATGACGAAGGAGGTTGGTGCGAAGACAATTTTTATGAAGCACTAAAGTATTATGATGAAAGAAAAAAGAAAGGGGAGAAAATAAGATGTTAAAAAAATACGAATACGAAGAGTTTTTGAACATGGTAAAACATGATCTTGAGAATCAGGAGAAGTCGAGCCTTTTACCATTTGATTTTCCGAATGAAACAGAATTGATTCCTCCGGTTAGAGATAAGGAGATAATTGATACAGTGTATCATCTTCTGTCTGTTTGTCCAGATTATTATATTGATACCTCAATAGAATTAGATAATAAATATAATATGTGGCTTTGGAGCAAAACGTATAAACAAATTGAAGTTTTATTTCCAGATCTTAAAATAGAACAGGTATATAGTATAGTTAGATATGTCAGAACTAGATTTATCTATGACGAAATGAAGAGAATGAAATCCGATACAGGAAATTTATGCTCCTATGTCGTTTACTCTGATTCAGACGAGAAGTTTGTATTGAATGAGCGTTGTCCAAAGATATTTTTGCAGCAAACCTGGGTAGAGGAAGATGATGAAGAGTTTTATTTCAGGATTCTTCCGTCCTCAATGGGATTCTTTTCTTACCAGGTGAGAGAGGAGGACGTTTTTCCTGAAAAAGTTTCTCCAGATCCTCTTGATTTTCACGAAATTAGAGCACTATCTGGACTTACGCA